CGGCAAACTGCTTGGCATATTCCTGTAATGGAACTCCAAGCCGATTGGCGACAGCAACTTGGCTGGGTGTTAATCGAACTTTGCGAGATTTACCAGTTTGGTTTCCTCCCGGTGTAACAACAGATGAATGATCAGTAGATTTGGGTGTCGATGTACTCCCAAATTTATTTGGAAACTCTTCCCTCATTCGCCTGTCAATCATTTCATAATAATTTTCAGACTCTGCTGTAATTCCTTTTTTTACTAACTCATCATGAATAGCGTAAGCTGCATTTGTCATAATCATATCTTGATTAAACCAAGTGTTGTCTGCTGCCCAATTAACTGCCCTTTGATCAGGTGGAGGTGCTACAACAGGTAACTCACGTTCTTCAAAATTTTTAGGATTTGCGTAATCCTTCATTTTATTTAAATCAGATGTTTGCGATGCCGCCTTAACCATCTTCTCTTGAGCTTCAACAATTTTATCTGCATCACCTTCTTCATAAGCTTTCTTATATTCGGTTTTTGCATTTTGTATATCAGCGTTAATTCTATTTTCCATTTCATTAGCAGATATAGATGAAAAACTTTTGGACTGTTGTCTAAGTTTATTGTTTTCATCCATAACCTTTTTAGCTACAGAATAATATTCATCACGCTGACGTTCAGCTTCACGCTGTCTATGTGTAAGCTCGTCAATTCGTTTTTGATATTTAGTTGGTTTTTTTGTATCAGCTTTTTGTTCAGCTTCAACTTCAGGAGTTTCTTCTACTTCAACCTTTTCAGTTTCTGTAGATTCTTCTTCAACTACTTCAATTTCTTTTTCTTCTTCACTCATGCTGTTGCCCTCGAAACTTTAGTTGGATCATCCAATGTTGCTAAAATAGCATCATCATTAATTAAACGCATTTCCACGTTGTCATACTCAAATCTATGACCTGAATATTTTGAAATTAGAACCCAGTCATTTTTCTTGCACCATGGCCCATTTTCAAATCTTCTATCAGATTCAGGATATGCGTCATCCCCTACTTCAACAACCTTGCCAACAATAGACGCTACGTCTTCTCTGGCTTTTGTTGAGTTAGGTAGATAAACTCCACCTTTAGTTGCTTCTTGCACTTTAGGCATAACAATAAGTAAATGATACCCTTTTGGTTTGGGAGGGTTTTCTGGTATCTGAACCTCCGCAGTAGAATATACTGATGACATTTGACTTCCTTTGCAGCAGTTAAAATTGTTCACAAAATGTGAATTGCGGTTGTGCTGAAACCGTTAATCGTCTTCTTGATCTTGGGTCTTGACGAGATTAAGAAGTTCTCGTTCTGCAATAGCTAAACCTTCAATTTGACCAACAAACCTTTGATATTCATCAAAGTTTTTGGCGTTCCCCAAGGCTACACTATCTGTTAAATCGTTCATGTACTGACGCAATTGTTTTCTAAAATGATCAGTAAAATTTAGAACTTCAGGACTCATAATAATCTCTTATCTTATCTATAACACACGTTAAATGGTTAATGCCAATAAAATCAACGACTTCTACCTTTAAGTAAATCTGCTTGGATCTTTGCTTCTGCTATCTCTTTTTGTTGAGCCAATCTTTTCTCTTCTAAAGCAGTTCTCATTTGAGCTTTTTGCAGTTCAGTCTGTGATTTTAATTGTGCTTCTTGTGCGTCTTGTTGTACTTTTGCCTGTTCGATTTGCAACTCTGCCTGTTGTTGTTGCACAACTGGATCTTGTGCCGCAGCCATTTGTTGTTCTAACATAGCCTGTTGTTGTGCTTTGCCAGTTATTTGTGCCGCAGCTTGAGCCGCTACAGTTGCAATCTGCTGTTCTTGCTCTTCAGATATACCTTTTCCATCTTTATTATCAAGTGGTGCAATAGGCATTTGCATAAGTTGCTCTGCTTCATTTCTATATTTATGTGCCATATGTTCTGATATGTGAGAACTAACAGCAGCCTGAATAGCTTTTGCATTTGGATTTTGTGCTATCTGTGGGTTTTGCATTAGTGACATATGTGCAGATATATGCGATTCATGGTCTTGATATGAGAACACCTTTACTGGCCCACCTGACATCATTCTTGCATTTTCAGATATTGGGTCATACACAGGTATATCTGATACATCTGGTAAAATGCTATCAACATCGTCTAATCCTGCTGTTTTTAAAAATCTTCTGTGAAGTTCACGCATATCATACATTTGCGGTGCTGAACTTGCTGTTTGTAATGCTGCTTGATGTTGCATCATTCTTTGTGCAAAAGATGTAGCATTGGGATCAGATACAGGTAATATATCTATTCGTTTATCAAAATCTTGCTGTATCATCATAGGATCAACGTCAAGCTCATAGGGATATTGATCCATACTATCTTTTATTATTCTTGATAACAACTTAAATTCTTTTCTAAAAGAACTATGTATTCTTGCGTGGACTGCTGACATAACCTTCATAGATCTTTCTATTAAAGCTAACGTAGTTCCTACTGGTGCTTCTTGATTACCTTCACCCACGTTGATATCAGCAATTGAAGCTATTCTTCTTCCTTCATCCACCAATACACCCATCAATTGTGCAAGTGTTCCTGAAGGTTCTTTAAATGGTAAAGGCAATATGTTGTCTCGTATAGCACCGCCCGGTAAATCTATATCTCTAAACTCTCCCGGCTCAATTGGTCTATCATCACCTTTTATTCTCAATCCACGAGCTTTAAAACCAGCAGGCAAGTTTGCTAAAGTTCCTGCGTCAATTAACTGACGTAGTATAGATGTCGAACTTTTGGCAATAGATCCTATAAGATGTATTAAACCAAATCCATAAAATCCAAGTCCCGGTTGAAACTTGTAGTGAACAAAGTGTTGTCTTGTTCTTTTTAGTGGATCTTCCTGTATGAAGTTACGGTAAATCGAAAGTATTTTACCTGATGATTCATCGATTGTGACGACATATGGGAGTTGCAATCCTGTAGGTTCTCCGTCTGCTCCCTTGTCTTCAAATCCTTCGATGTCGAGTTCAACGTGCATTTCGAGGATAATCCGAATGTCACTTTCCGAGACTTCTGTAACCCCTGTAAGGTCGTTGTATTTTGTTTTGACACTTGTTGTATCTCCTTCTGGATCACTTAACTCAATATCCCTATAAAATCCATTTAATTGCATTTTACGCACAAAATTATCTGTCTTACGCATTATGTGTGTAAATCTAGGTGAGTTTTTTAAATCATGAGTTTCATAGCTTACCACAAAATCTTCAGCAGGAACAAATAAACTTTCTGGCTTTTCATTAGTAGCATCGTAATAAACTTTTCTAAATGCTGATCCTGACAAAGCTAATTGAAAAAGTAGTTGTTCTGTACTAGATCTATAGTCTTCCATTTCTTCAGTCAATAAATAATTCATATATTGCTGAACTCTTTGAGCTTGTTCTATTTTTTCTTTTGAACTTGTTCCTACTATTGAAGCTTTTACTGGCCCTGATGCAGGAAATATTTCCATCATTGCCTGCGATACAAATCTTATCGTGGCTTCATTTAATATAGGATGAGTTACACCAGTAGCACCGTCAAATGGTGTTGTTCTATCTTCAGTTTTAACGCCTAGTAAATCTAAACCATCTATGTAAGCTTCTTCCCATTCACTTCTGCTGTTCTTATCATCATCATACATACCAATAAGATCACCTGCCATAGTGTCAAGTATGTCCTCGTCAATTGATTCTGCTAGATTTGAACCAAATTCAGGCTCTGATGTGGACTGATTAGGATCAAAATCTATTGTCACAGATCCATCTTCGCTTTCAATCTCTACAGCTTCTGGGTTTAAAATGCCTATTTTTAGGTCAATATCGTCTAATTGTTCTGTATTTTCTGCCATATTAGTACCAAGGCTCTCTTCTGTTTATATTAAAAAATTCATCATCGTCTTCAACATCTTTAGGCAAAGCAAGAAAACCGCCCTGTCTAAATCTCATTAATGCTAGTGTAGTTGAGTCAACTAAGTCATCATGTGACCCTCTGGGAAAGGATGCACACTGTTCTATTACTTCTTCCGCCCAAGGAGTTTTTGGATACCATACCATACCAGAAGCAAAGATATCTGCAACTGCATTAACCCTTGATAGCTTATCTTGACCACGGCTTGGAGTGTAATCAGTAACTGGTATGCCAGATGACCTAAGTTCTTGAAGCAAAGGTAAACCAGCTGCTTTAGCTTCAATAAGAAATGAGTCAGGGTCGTAAGCTTCAAATAGTTCATAAGCTCTCCTTTTAAGTTCTGGAAATTCAAGTTTTTCATTTACTGCATCAAGTAAAATTATATTTGGCTTTGCTATGCCATCCTCACCAACATAGTCAAATACTCCCCATGTTGTGATAGCACTAAAATCTGATCTAGCGTTTTTTGTATGTGCAGTATCAATTGATTGTATAATAAAGTCACAGGCAGGTGGTTCTTGATATTCCCACTCTTTCCAATACTCTCTTTTTATTAAAGCACCTTCTTCGGATGTAGGCTTTTGCTGATACTGTGAAAGCCACTTTGATTGTGGCAGTTCTGCCTTTATTGCATTTAATTCATCAACAGACCAAAAATCTGGCCATAAAGGTTCACCAGTATCATATAGTGCAGGCAGTTCTATAACTTCCCATTTGTCTGCACCTTTTCTTTTTTCGGATGCGTCTACTATCTGTCCTGTTAAATCTGATTGATGCCAGCGTGTCATAACAATAATTATCGCTCCACCGGGCTGTAAACGCTGTCGAGGGCCAGATGAATACCATTCATACACGCTGTCAAAGTATTCTATTGATGGATTAATACCTGCTGATTCTGAGTGTGGATCATCTATAATAAGCAAATCTGCACCACGACCAGTCATAGCACCACCAACACCGACAGCAAAATACTCCCCACCACCAGAAACATCCCATCGTCCAGCAGCCTTGCTGTCTGCTCTGAGCGATACATTTGGAAATATTCTTTTGTAATCATCAGAAGCAATTAAGTTTCTGACCTTACGACCAAATCTTACTGAAAACTCTGCTGTATGAGTCGCTGCAATTATCTTTCTTGCAGGATTCCGTCCTAGCATCCAAGCTGGCAGCAGCCAAGAGGTAAGTTCGGATTTGCCGTGGCGAGGAGCAATATTAATAATAACTCTTTTTAATTCGCCTGACGCAACCTTTGCAAACTTTTCTCCCATTATTCTATGATGCGGCCCCTCTATAAACGCAGGCCATACAGCTTTAGCAAACTTTAAAAAATTTGATTTGGACTGTTCAATATTATTTGCAAGGTTATATTTACTCAGTGCTTGTATTAATGCACTCCTATGGTCTTCAGGGAGCTCGTCTATTCT